TGAGTTGAAGCATCAGCGCGAGAGAGTCACCCGCCTGGAGATTGACAACCGTGCGCTGCGCGCAGGTGAGTCGGTTGCCGGCCAAGTGATCGTTTCCGCCGATGATCCGCACAACTGGACGCGCACCGTGCAGCTGACGCGCGATGAAGATTCGCTGATGCTGTGGGCTTTCAGTGTGTTTTTCACGGCCCGCGCTGACCTCGATCACCTTGAATCGGCGCACGTGCTGGAGCGCCTGGAGAAGATTTTTCAGGGCTGCCCCCTGTGGACCGAGCAATTCAAGGCCCAACTGGATCAGGATCAGGGAATCATCAACGGTAACAAGTACCGGGATAAAGAGGCTAAGCGCGGCTGGAAACACTACGAAGACGAGCGAAAGCAAAACGTCCAGTTGTTCAAGGAGCGTGCCGAAGATCGCGCAGAAATCAAGCGCCTGCAGGAAGCGCTGCAGCAAATCGCCCAGGAGGTGACCGGCGCACCAGCTGCAGCCGCGACACCGAGCAACGTTGAGGCGAAGTTACGCGAGCAAATCGCCGGCCTGCAGGAGCAGAATGCACTAGAGGTGGCTGATCGAGGCCGCGCGTTTGAGGCGGTGGCCGTGCTGCAGGAGCGCCTAAAGAGAGCCGGCCTGCCGAGTGACTATCGCAAGCAGCCGGGCGAGTAATTGAATGTTACCCGTAACGATTGGCAAGAGTGGCCGCCATGTTTGATGAATTGCCCGCGCTGACAGATGCCCAGGTGGCGGCCCTGGCGCAGCCTGGCGAAAGCTGGGAAGCGGCCCGCGTGCGGGCTGAGCGGCTGTATAGCTGTGTCCAGGCATGCACCCCATGTTGCCGCTGCAATGCCACGGGTGTGATGACCTGGGGTGGCTGGATCGATGACCCGTCGATGGGCTGCCCTGTATGCGCGCGCTGGGATTCTGTTTGGCGCAGCAACCCCAATATTTACGACTGAAAGGAACCCCACCATGGCCGTGACTCCGCTGAAAAAACGCCGTCGCAAGCCGACCCAGCTGGAGCTGGGCATTCTGTACGCCGCTGCGGATCTGGCACGCTACATCTACGACATAGGCGACGCGGCGGCATTGCTGCGCCGCCAGGGCTTGGCAGAGGCTGACTGTTCGGGACTGGAAGAAATGGACAAGGAGCAGCTGCGTATTCTGCGCGATGACTACGGGTTGGCGAATCTACGCGGCCTGGACTGAGCCCACGTTACCCATAACGAACCAATAGGAAAGGAACCCGTTTTATGTTGCCTGAACAATCGCCACCGCTCGCGCCAGGCTTAGCCCCGGCCGATGCCACCCATGCGCTGCGGCGCCCTGGTGCGGCGATCATCTGGCTCAAGCTGGGCGCGCGGAATGAACGGGCCTATTGGTGGCGGCGCAATCGGGCCTGGGTGCAAGGCGTGCATTGCAGTGGTTACTGGTTGGATGATCCGCAGGTGGTGCAGTCGGTGCAGGATGCCGAGTGACCCGCCGCGTTACCAATAACGCCACTTATGTATAAAAGGCCCCCACACTTGAGCCAGGTGTGGGGGCCTTTTTTTGTGCCGGCGGAAACCACAACCCCCTGGACTGGTGCACCAGACCCCCCTATTCTGGTTTTACGCACTGACACCCCCTTACTCGAAAAAGGAAGTCCACCATGAGCGATCCCGCACAGCAGGCCCGACGCGATGACTTGAAGGCAATCATTGACGCCATGGCTTTCAACCTGCCAAACGCATCGTTGCGCGAGGGCTTAGCCGATGAACTACGCGAGCTGGCCGGCGCGCAAGATCGGAATCAACTGATGCTGTCCTACGGCCGCGTGGGTGGCTGGAGCGCTGCGCTTTTTCAAGCCGATGTTATCGGGCATGAAACGTTCGGAGCCTTGAATACTGCGCGTGATCAGGTCTACAGCCAGGCCGAGGCCCTGATCGAGTTGCGAGCATGAGCGCGCGTGACAGTAACGCGCGCCAGTATCGGCTGCATGGGGCCCTGGAGTTCTGGCACGAACGCTGGACCCTTGAGGGCCTGTATGTGTCCTGCCCAGGCTGTCACGCGCAGCAGCTGGCCGACGACGCACGCGAGCCGTTCATGCACGTCGACGGCTGCGCCATGGCGACGGAGTTTGCCCGCCACCCCTGGATTGAATTACGCGACCTGCTGGCCGACCTGCCCACGGTGCCGGCATGAACGGCCTCGATCCGCTGGGCGGGATTGTGCTGCCGCCCAAGCCGCGCAAATGCATGGAACAGCACCTAAACAGCATCGCGCGTGCTGAGAACAGCGGTGCCGTGCAGCTATGGGTGGACCGCACACAAAGCCTCATTGAAGGTCTGGAAGCGGCTGGGGCGTTCAACGCCACTACGATTGAGGCGCTGTATGTCCACGTCGATAACGTCGCCCGGGATCGCCTGGAGGCGCTGAAAGCATGATCGGGGAGGCCATCCAGTCGGAAACCCTGAAAGCCCTGGTGAGCCAGCACGCGGTGCGCGAAGCCGTGGTCGGCCGGGTAGCCGGTGATGACAGCAAATGGACTTTATCCATACGCCTGGGCAGCCCCACGGCGCGCCTGGTGCCGGTGCGCTCCCGGCGTGAGCCGCTGCGCACCTGGGCGAGTCTCACGGCGGTAGGGCGGTTTGCCGACGCGGTAGGCCTGCGCGGCTTCACCGTCGAGCTGTGACTACACGCCCTGGGCGTGCGCGGCTTTGTCCACCGCTTCGGCCAGGATCTGCGCCGAGGTGCTGAGCGCGCTGTAACGGCGGGCCAGTTCCTGCTCCGGCGTGCTGGAGGTGGTGCGCTGGTACTCGGCGTGCTGCTGGCGGAAGTCGGCCAGGGTTTGCAGTTCGTGCGCGGTCAGGTCCAGGGTGATCAACATCGGGCTACCTCGGCAGCGTTATGCGTAACAGAAAAGTCCAGACGAAAAAAAACCGCCTTAGTAGGGCGGTTTTTCTTTGCATTCCGGTTAGTGGCCGGTTTGCATGCTCACAGGGAACACTAGCGTGGAGTCAATCCTACTGGATAGTTGACATGCGTGACAACGCTGTCGATGCAAAAAGATGTGTTATTCGTCGCTTAATGCCATCAACTGCGGCAGCAGTCCTGCTGATGTCCCAGCAATAAAACGCAAAATGAAACGAATTCGGCAAGGCAAAGCGCCGCATCGAAACACAAACGAAAAAATCTCGATATGATAGAGGCGTTCCGCGTTCGTCACCTTTGAGGTTGGCCGGGCCAGCGCGCGGATTTTTGGACCGACTGCCACGGGCTAGTAATCCGTGTCGGGTTTTATGCAGGAGGCCCTTAGCCCAGCCGCCTCACAGGGAACACTAGCGTGTTATCCCGAAGGTACGCGTATCCCGATAAGCGCACTGGAGGTACGGCTCTACAAAGGAGCCGCCGACATGTTTAAGTATTTTAGACGTGCCTGGGACTTCGTAGTGACTTGTTTGCGTGTTCATCACGTTTACGAGCTGCTGCGAGACTACTTTGATGGTCTGTAAGGCCTAAGAGGTAGGCCGCTCTGGCTTCGGTCAGGGCGGTTTTTTTTGCCCATAAAAAAACCCCGCCTGGTGCGGGGCTTGCTTGGCTGCCGGCGATCACTTCCCGCCCTTGGCTTCCTTGAGCAGGGCAAACCCCTGGCGTAGGACGTCAACCATGCTCATCTTGTGCATGGCCGCGAACATCTTAAGCTCATGCTTGAATTGAGCGTCCACTTTAAAGTTTGCGGGCACGAGCTGATCCGGTGCGGCCTGGTGTGTATGGCCAGCTTTGCTGAGTGCTTCGGCAGCCAATGGCGATGCCGGCGCGGAGCCTTTGGTGGAGGTGCGACGAGGGGGTTTCGGTGCGGCGACAGTCATGGCGCTTATTCCTTATATTCGTTAATTCGTCAATTCGTTACTTGGATTGTAGCGCAGTAGCGCGAGCTATGATCGCGCTAATTAGCTGTTCTGCCTGGCCGCGCAAACCTTTGTGTGAAACTTCGATAACGGATAACCCGACGTCCATGGCGCGGCTGTAGCTGACCTTTTGCGGGAGGTAGCCGGCTAGCACGTGATAAGGCTTTGAACCCAGGTAGCTTTGGGCTTCTTCAAGCTCGGCTTGGCTGTCGCCTACGTGATTCAGGGCGAAGGCGATTCGTTCGGTTGGAATGTTGTGTTTGTAATGCAGTGCGTCTGCCAATTCGACTGCGGGTTCTAAATCGTCGAGTGCCAGGCCGGTAGGTATTACCAGAAGGTCGCATGCTTCGGCCATGGCGGCTGTGTCCTTACTGGCGCGAGGCGCGCCGTCAAAGATCATGGCGTCGTAATCGTCAGCGCGTGCCAGTGCGTGGCCCATGGAGCCAAACTGTTCTACCGATACCTCTGGCGTGTGTCCTCGCTGCAAGCGGCGGACACCCCAGCGGGTGCTGGTCGACTGGTTTAGATCAAAGTCGGCGATCTTAACGGCCCAGCCATTTTGCGCGAGACCGACAGCGGTGCCGCGTGCGTCGGTAGATTTGCCAGGTCCACCCTTCTGTGTTGCGAAGCCAATAAATAATGCCACGGTGAGAATTCCTTTTGTTCGTTAATTCGTTATTTCGTCAATTCGTTAACGTCGGTCGAGTATAGGCCGGCCACGCTACAGGATCAAGAAAATAACGATTTAACGAATTAACGAATTAACGAATGGTTCAGACGTAGAGAGTTTGGCGGGACGGTGGGCCACCGGCGGAGGCGGGGGAGGTGCGAATGCTGCGGGAGTGTTCGGTGAGGGTTCGGCTGCGGCGCTGTGATCGCGTGCGGTTCATGTCGGTGTCAACTTCCAGCACGGCGATAACGCAGAGCATTAGGCAAAGTGCTTGGGGCACCAGAACCCCCAGCGTGAAGCCGCGCGTGATCATGTGTGCTTTGTTCTTGGCGCCCAGCTTGCTCAGAATATTGCGCTCGACCATGCGCATGCCGATATCGTCGAGTTGCAATTCCTCGGCGATAACGGGCGTCGCGAATCCCTCGGCGGTTTTGACCAGAACGAACAGTTCTTTGTCTGTCAGGTTCTGGCCAGGGTAGCCAATCACTTCGTCGCCGTGGATCTGGACGCACGCATTCATGGGGGGACGCTTCCTTGCGAGAGGGGAGTGGGTCTTAGTGACTGGAGAGGTCGAGACGAAGCGCATCTACTTGGCGTTTGAGCAGGCCCAGCAAGTCGGCCATTGCCTCCATGCTCTCCATGGTGACGTGTCCCTGATCGATGGCGTAAACAGCCATCGTGTGCATGCTGCCTGCAAGCGATGACACTTCTTTCAAGGCCACGACGCGCCGTTGTTGAACGGCAAGTGCGCCGTTGGTGGCGGCCATAATCTGATTGTTTGGTGGGGAATCTACGCTGCCTTGCATGGGGGTTAACCTGTCATTCCTGATTTGCGTGGCATGTTACACGTAAAGTGTAAATCCCAGCAATAAAAAAGCCCTTATACAAGGGCTGTTTGTACTATCTGTCGTGGGATATTCGGACCACGCGACCCACAATATCCAGTTCCGCCAGGGCTTCGGGTGTCAAAGTGCTATCAGGGTATTGCTGTGAGTCCCCTGCTTTGAGAGTGAAGGTGCTATTTATCTCCGGGCATATCCAGCGAACCCAAACAGTGCCGCCTACCACAATGCCAAAAAGGTCCGCGCCGCGAACAGTGGTCTGTGCGCCATCTAATAGCAGTTCGTCGCCTTCAGCGATAAGTGGAGCCATGCTTGTGTCGATCTGCTTAATGCAAAGCAGCTTGTTGCGGTTCATGCCACGGCTTTCGATGTAATCAAGGCTGAAAGCGGTGTTATCCGTGACTTGCGAGAGTGTCAGTAGGCCGTTTTTGGTAGAGATATTTGGCGGGTTGGCTGTCACATAATTGGACGTGACAGCACTCAAGCTGTCGTTGTCGGTGTAGCCCTGGATCCACGCGGGAGTTTTGCCAAATAGCTTGGCAAGCAAGATAACTTGATCGGTTGGCGGCATCCGCAACCCTAGCTCCCAGTTGGAATACCGGGAGTAAGTCATGTTCGTACCCGACAAGTCGCTGAGTCGTTTGGCCGTTTCCTCAAGGGTCCAGCCGGTGGCCTGGCGACAATCTTTAAGCCGCTGAGCCACTACTTGTACTAATTCAGACATGCGCAATCTCTCATAGGGCGCCGTGAGGTTTCACGCCTTGGCAATTGTTTAATACTAGCGTCTATCTGGTGAAATATACACTTTAAGTGTAGAAGGCGGCAAAAAAAGCTTGAGAAATGGGATGGAGTCGAAATAGACTTACACCAATCGTGTAAATTGGTGTCTATTCGTGGAACTAAACAAGTGGATTGAAATCGTCGGCGCTGTAGAGCCAGGAGGCAAGTTAGGCCAGGCTGGCCTGGGCGCTGTCGCCAGTCTACTCGGCGAAAAGGCACGTACTGTGTCCTCTTGGTATCGCCAAGAGCGCATACCGTCATTCACTGCCGGTGCCAATATCGTCCTCAAGTCCAAGGGGCTGGTGGACTGGAACGGAATCTATACCCCTTTCGCAATCAAGCTGTTCCGGCCTGGTGCTAATCATGCCGGCGATTAACCTGCCAATCGGCTTTTCCCAACAACCCGTTGTTCTGAAGGTAGAACAGCGGTTTGGCCTGGCTGGCTTCGCTCGCCTGGTCAAGTTGTTGGAGTTGTTCGCGGCAAGCCCGTTGCGCGATATGGGCGTGATCGAACTGCCCATAAGCGACTGGGGGGATGCTCTGCAATCTGGCCCGCTCAACGCCTCTGTGTTGCTGGACTACCTGAGCAATGACGGCTGGCTATCCCAAGAGCGCGGCGCCGAATCTGGAACCGCGTTACGCGTAACGCTGACGCACTTTGCTGACTTCTTGCCCGTACTTGAAATGCCGAAAACACCAGAGCAGTGGATTGGCTGGTTTCGGTCTGAGCTGAACATGCCCGACCAGCACGGAACAGACCCTGACAATCAGGCTTTGTTCCGCCGTTGGTGTGCCACCAACGTGACGATTGAAGAAATGAATGCCGCCATAGAGCTGGCAGTTAAAGCGGGTAGGGGCTTCGCCCCGGCGTGCCTGCATTCCCTTTTGATGACTGTGCGAAAAGAAAAACTAGAACTGGCCCGCCGTTGATGGCGAGTCAAAAGGGGAATTCCTTGTTACTAATTGCACTATCTGGCGGTACGCCAAGCGAGCGTGTCGACATTGCTGATCGCCTTGTCAGTTCGGGCAAGGGGCAGTTTGCATCCTATGCCCAGGCCACGCCGAGCGCTGACTATGGCTTGCGCCGGCTTGATGTGCTGCGTGCCTTCCTGGGCAATGCGGAGGGTCCGATTGAAGCGCCTTCGCCCGTCGAGGGGTTGGTTGTTGCGCACTGCCTGACTGAGCAGGAGGCGCAAGAGGTCCGCGCCCGTGGCGGCGTGATCTGGCATCTCTATAGCCGTCCTTCTGGTTCTGTAAGCATTCGCCAAGGCGACGTGATGGTCACGGATGGCCAGGCGGGTTTCCGTCATGTACGTGAGCCGCTGGAGGCTCTTTCTGAGCTGATCCTTTCGCGCCTGTCCAAAAACCCCTCGGTCCGTGCGGCCCTGAAGGGGCTGGCCCGTGAATAGGCCCGCCAGCCAGGCATTGCCGGGTTATGCCTATGGCGACCCGGCCAAGATTGTCGAGGCTCAAGAGTTGCGCTCGCTTGGTTGTGCCGCGTGCGTTCGGTCCGAAAGCGTTTTTGGCGTGCAGGTCTGCACCAGTGGGCTCAAGTTTCCGGGTTGTAAGCACGGCCACCGTAGCGGCTACAAAGTAGCGCCTGAATTCGGGGGCTAGGGGGGGGGCATGGCAAAGCGAGATCTGGCCGGCGCCCTTGAGCTTTGGGCGCGCTGGTCTGTACCAGATGCCCAGCGGGGCGCCGGCAAATCCATGCTGGCCAAGCTGATCGACAATAAGGGCGAATTGATCTTTGGTGGCAGTGGCGGCGCTTCTGGCGGGCCTTCTGACAGCCTGGAGGTTGTCATTGAGGCGGCGGTGATGCGGATGTTTGCTGAAGATCCAATGCGCGCAGATGTTCTGCGCCTAGAGTGCAACGCCGCTTGGTGGATGGTGGCCAGTCGCCGAGGCATTGCCGACTACGATCCGCGCGGCTTGGGGCATTTCGAAAAGTCCCTGGCGCTGGGTATCAGTTTGCGCACCTATCGTCGGCGCCTCGCCGAAGCCAAATCAATCATTGAAACAGCGCTGGGGACATGATGGATATTCATCCGCTTTTTGCTGGGTTCCAAGGGGCTGACCCGTATGCGGTTGGCGCTGCCTTGGGATTTTTGATTCACGTCGAAGTGGTGCATGGGCCGCTTCCTGCGGCGCTGCAACTGGGTGATCGAGAAAGAATTGGCGCCCGGGTGGACTTGGAAGGGTTCCAGTTCGCCGGCGGGTGGGGGGCGCCTGGTGTGCATTGCCTGATGTTCGCCAAGCCGCTGACCGATCATGCTGCGCGCTGGTGGCATTCCAGCCTGCCGGAGTCCGCGACATGAGCCGTTTTGTCGCTGTTTTTCATCAATGGCACGTAAAAAGCAGGGGCTTTGATGTTCTGGAGCTGGCTGGCAGTGACAGAGATCAAGCGAATGCCCAGGCGGCGGTTGAGCTGCGTTCCCGTGATGGTTTCTATAGGGCCGACTATGTACTGGTTGAGATTGGCAGCGCCGAGTCTCTGCCTCGGCGTTTGACCTGGCGAGAGCGTATTACCGGCCGGCTGTCGCTGAAATAGAGCTGTTCGCGCAATGCGTCAGCTGTTTGGTACCTGATTCATTCACATCCGCTTTGTTAGGCATTGCAGCGCTGCGGCCTTGCTTCGCCTGAAGAAAGACAACGACGCCCGCCGGTCTGGCCGTGGGGGCGCCAGTGAGGCCCGTAAATGGCACAAACTCTACAAGTCCAAATATCTGACGCGGCCATTAAGCGTTATGCCGAGGATCCAACCATTGGCGAGCTGAAAGACCCACGGCACCCGCTGCGCTTTCGTTACCGTAACGACCGAAGCAAAGGCAGTTGGCATCTGATCCGCTTCGACAAGGGCGGTAAGTGGAGGAAGGCCGCGAACTGGCCCGAGGTGCCGGCCAGGCTGATGCTCGACAGCGTGCCCGTGGTTATGGCTCGCCTGATGACCGACCCGGCGGCGGTGGCCACCGTGGATGGCTGGGAGTCAGTTGGCCAGGTACTGCGCTGGTACGTCGACCGGCTGAAGGTCGATAGAGGGCTATCCAAGGATCGGCGCTCGTCCTCGATGTCGGTGATCAATCGCCAGTTGTTGCCCGCCCTGGACACGCTACCGCTGTGCAAACTCAACCGTGACACCCTCGACCGACATTTAGTCTGGCACATGCAGGAAGAGTACAGCCTGGGCTACGTTAAATCGGCCCTGGACGTGCTGAAGGTGATTTTTGGGCGAGCCTTGACCCTCAAGAAAATCACCGTCAATCCCATGGCCGGTGTGACCTTCGGCAACTTCACTAAGGTCAAGATCCGGCCCAAGGGCGCGCGCCTTCGTCATGTCGCCGTAGTGGATCTGCTGGCTGATTGGGCTGGGGCCTTCCAGGCTGATCCTGCTGGCATTGCCTTAATGGTGCTGATGCTGACCCATGGCACGCGAATCACTGAAACCCGCCTGGCCAAGTGGAAGAACGTCCACCTTCAGGAAGGGGAGTGGTTTATCCCTGGGGCTGATACCAAGTCGAAACGCGACCACCTGTTGCCTCTGACGCCTGCCGCTGTGGCCTTCCTTGACCGGTACCGAGAAAACCAGAAAGCGAGGGGGTATGACGGGGCCTATCTGTTCCCGTCTGCCACTCACTCCGGCCGGCCTATGTCACGTAGCCAGGCGTTTGCCGTCTTCACCCGCTACGGCGCCGGCGAATGGACCAGTCACGACCTGCGCAAACTGGCGCGTACCTGCTGGGCCAAGTTCCGTGTGGATAGCCTGGTGGTCAAGCTGTTGCTCAACCACTCCCTAACCGATTTGGAGGCGACCTACTTTCAAGACCGAGGCGAGGACATCAAGCGCGACGCCCTGGAGCGCTGGCACGAATGGCTCAACGCGCAGGGTTTTGACGCGTTGCAGGACAAGACAGGAGCAAGACGCGCCGTTAAGCCCACTGCCGTGGACCCTGCGGGCTGGCTGGCTTAGAGCCCCAAACCAAAATTAATCATATAAGAGGATTTTAAATATGACCGAGCAAGCGAAGTTTGGCGGCGACGGCATGAATCATGGTCGCGTCGAAATTCCGGTGGCCTGGCCTGTGACGGGTCACAACGATGACGAAAACGAACTGAGTCCCGAGGCGCAGCGAAAGCGGGAGCAGCGCGAACGCGAAAAAGCGGCCGGTGTTGAGGTGTTTGAGCTGAAAATGGGGCCGGCAGAACAGGCAATGTTGGCTGAAGGCCGCGTGCTGCGGGGCTCTAATGGGATTCCGTATACCGCAACCGAGTACCTTTTGACGCTCTTGCGAAACGACAACCGGTTGCTGGGAAAGCAGCGCGGAAAGCTGGAAGGGCGCACCTGCAAAAACTGCCAGAAGCAGTTGCCACGGGGCTGTGGCGGCACTTGGGCGGGTGAGTCGCGGTGCCTTTTGGCGCGATCAGAGATCGCCCTGGAGCTGTGAGGCGCAGCCAAAAATCCAAGGGTTGACAGTGCACGGGTTTTACACGATTAGTGTTAATTTACACGTAATGCTTGACACGGTTGGCAGCTTTCCCTATCTTTCACGGCATTGTGGTGTTGTTCCGGCCACGATGCCCATGCGACACAGTTCATTCAGCCCCCGGCCCTCACAGGTCGGGGGTTTTTTTATGCCTATTCCCCGGGACTTCGGGAGAAAACGAGATGCCAAAAATGCTCACTCCCGATAAAGATCCTTCGTTTTGGTTCCTGCTGCTGATGGCCTTGAAAGAGAACGGCCTGGCGATGGGTTTGGCGTTCGTCTTGGCCTGGCTGCGGATTCAGTACGACGGCAAAGAGACCAGTACAAGCCGCAAGTTCCTAGAGGCTTCGATTGGCTCGCTGATCGTGCTTTCGGTCGGCTTGACGGTACGTGAGTTCAACTTCAGCTATGGCTGGGCCCTGGCCACGTCGGGCTTTGTTGGTGCGCTCGGCATTGAGTACGTACGCCAGTTCGGCAAGCGCTGGGCTGAGAAAAAGGCTGACCTGGGATGATCCCGCGCCCGATGTTGAGTTTGGTGCTTGTCCTGCTGGCCTATCTGCTGGCAGGGCATGTTGATTGTCGAGAGTCGGAAGCCTGTCAGGTTTCGGCCGTTACGCATAACGAGGTTTCCGCTATGAAGTAAGCCCAAGGCCTTCTCGGCCGCAAGAGACGATTAAATCCCCTCGACAGAAGGCCGGGACGCCGGCGGGATCGCTTGCCACGACGACAGAATATCGAGGCCGGAGCGCGTCAGTAGCTGCTGACCCCGAAAGCGGCCCTATGTGCCATTGAGTGCGGCCTGTTAGCCCAGGCGCCGGAAAACGTAACCGGCTCAATCATTCGAAGGTGTCCGTATGTTCAAGATCGATTTAGGGTTTGATTCTGCCCCGGTCACTGCGGGCATGTTGGAGCTGGAGAAAAAACACCTTCCTTTCGTGGCGGCCTTGACCGCGACCCGCCTGGCCCAGCGAGTCAAGAAAGGCACCATTACGGTGATGCAGAAACGCCTGGACCGGCCAACCCCGACCACGCTGAACAGCCTGTTTGTGAAGATGGCCACCAAGCAGCGCGCCGCCGAAGTCTATTTCAAAGACTCTTGGGCATCTGGTGTGCCAGCGGACACCTACCTACAGCAGGCGGTGAGCGGCGGCGTTCGGCCCCATAAGCGTTTCGAGAAGTCACTGATTGCGCGCGGCATCATGCGCAGCAGCCAATACGCCGTGCCTACCACGGCTTTCATGAATCAGTACGGCAACGTGTCACGCGGCACGATGCTGAAGATCCTGTCTGGCCTGGGTGCTGCTGAGTCGACGCGTGGCTATCAGGCAAACGCCAGTGGCAGTGCCAAGAGTCGCCGCAAAGGCAATGCCCATCGCTTCTTTTCTGGTGATGTTGACGGTACGCAAGGTGTGTGGGAACGCAAGTCCATGGGCATGGGCGATGCGGTGCGCCCGGTGTTCATCTTCGCTGATTCGGCGCCGCGTTATCGCACCATCTTCCCGTTCTTCAAGATCGCCGAGAACATCGTGAAGGCCAATCGAGAAGAAGAGTTCGCCGCCGCCTGGGCCCAGGCATTGGGCAGTGCGCGGTGATGCGTGTCATTCGGTCGAAAAGGGTGAAAAAGGTGGCATTTTCGTCGTTTTGCTCGGCTTTTGGGCTTGACAGGCCCCCCGGGGGCAAAAACCAAAAGGTACTCCCGGACCCCACCCCCTAAGGGGGTAATTCGGGCCCCGCCCATTCGCTACGTATGACCCTTTTCTAGAGGTTGGTTGTTGTTATGTCTTCGAAGATCACCACGATCACGCGGCAGCCGGGCTGGCTGAACAAGAAGAACATGGCCGATAGCCTCGGAATTTCGGTGCAGGCCTTTGATAAATGGGACGTTCCGGCCGTCGCGAAGATCGGCCGAGAGTCGTTTTATGACGTCCGGTCGGTAGTGGATAACCGTCTGCAACACCAAACCGGAAAGCAGCAACCTGGCGCGTTAGAGGTCGATCCGCTCATTGGTTACAAGATCGATTGTGAGCGACTGAGATTGACCCGCGAGCAGGCCGACGCCCAGGCACGGAAAAACAAGGTCGGGGATAAGGAGCTTGTACCGGTCGGGTTCATGGTGTTTGCCCTTGCCAGCTTGTCCGCGCAACTGGCTTCAACCCTCAACACCGTTCACAAAAACGTGAAGCGCAAGCATCCCGATATTGAAGTGCGTCACTTGGAGGCGGTTGAAAGCGAGATTGCCGTTACGCGTAACGCGGCGGCTGGGTTGGCTGATCGCGTGCCGGAGCTTTTAGATGAGTACATCGCCACCCTGGATCAAGAGTCTGGTTGAGGCTGTTCGGCGCGGGTTAAAGAACCTTGAAGTCGATCCGCCTATGACGGCGGTGGAGTTCGCCGACGAATATTTTTACATGTCGTCTGAGTCGTCTTATGGCGAGGGCAAGTGGACCACTGAGTCTTTTCAGGTGGCTCTACTGAATGCTATGGGTAACGACCTGATACATGAGCTGAATATCCCGAAGTCGGCCCGTACTGGCTACACCAAGATGCTGATGGCGAACATCGCCTACAAGATCAAGCATAAAAAACGCAGCGTCTGCATGTGGAGCCCGACCGACGACGATGCTAAAGGCATCATGAAAAAGCACGTTGACCCGATGATTCGCGACGTGCCGGTGATCAAGGCAATGGCGCCCTGGTTCGGGAAGAAACACAAGGACAATACCGAGGATCAAAAGACCTTCGAAAATCGTAAGGTGCTGTGGTGGTTAGGCGGCAAGGCGGCAGGCAACTACCGGGAGAAAAGCCCAGACGAAGTTGGTTACGACGAACTGTCGAGCTTCGATGCGGACATTAACAACGAGGGGTCGCCTACCTTCCTGGGGGATAAGCGTCTAGAGGGCGCGACCTTTCCTAAGTCGATTCGCGGCTCTACTCCCAAGCTTGCGGGAAGCTGCCAAATCACGCGGGCGGCCGAGGAATCGGCTTACCTGCTCCGGTTTCACATCCGCTGCCCACACTGCGATACCGAGCAAACCCTAAAGTGGGGTGGCAAGGATGAGGCGTTTGGCCTCAAGTGGTCCAAGGACGCCCTGGGCGAGGTTGATAAGGCCTGGTACCTGTGCGAGTCCGGCAACGGCTGTGCATTTGAGCATTACCAGATGGTCGAGGCGTCACGCACCGGCCGTTATATCTGCGAAAAAACCGGCGTCTGGACACGCGACAGCATGGAGTGGTTCGGCGCGGATGATAAGCCTATCCGCACACCACGCCGCCTTACGTTCCATATTTGGACGATTTACTCAACGTTCACCACTTGGGTGAAGATCGCAGACGAGCGCGTCAAGGCAGGCAAGGACCGGGGCAAGCTCAAGACCTTTGTAAACACCACGCTGGGCGAGCCGTGGGAAGAAGACCTTACCGAGAAAGTCGACTGGGAATTGCTGTACGGACGGCGTGAGGTCTACGCGGCCAAGGTGCCGGCCCGTGTCGTTGCGCTGACTGGCGGGATAGATACCCAGGACGACCGCTACGAGCTTCGTGTTTGGGGTTGGGGTGCTGGTGAAGAATCTTGGTTGATTTACCGCTGCATCCTGTACGGCGACCCGTCCAGCGCGGTCCTTAAACGTAAGGTTGGGCTTGAGCTGCATAAGTTGCATACCCGTGCGGACGGTGTGCCGATGCGGGTAGAGCGTTGGTGCTGGGACTCCGGCGGCCACCACTCTGACGATGTTCGGGCGGAAAGCCGCAAGCATGGCGTGCATTGGGTAGTCCCAATTTTCGGGGCTAGCACCTACGGCAAGCCGATTGCGAGCTTTCCACGGCGCAAAGAAAAGAAGTCGAAAACCTACCTTACAGAGGTCGGTACAGACAACGCCAAAGAGGTGATTTACAACCGCCTCAAGATCCAACCAGACGGCGACCGTCCGGTGCCGGGGCTGATTCACTTCCCGGCAGACGATCTGATTTGCGACGGCGACGAGCTGAAGCAGCTCACCAGCGAAACCAAGAAATGGATCATGGCCCGAGGGCGCCGCGTGCTTCGCTGGGATGCCAGCAAGAAGCGAAACGAGGCGCTCGACTGCTTTGTGTACGCCCTGGCAGCGCTACGTATCAGCCAAGAGAAATTCGGCCTCGATCTTGAATATCTGGCCACCCAAAACCCGGCGACGGGTGTTTGGGAGGTGCTGGAGGAGCAGGACGAGTCGGATGACCTTGAGGAAGTCCTGGCGCTTGAAGCCCAGGGCGTCGAGGTGGAGCCCGAACAGGTTCCGCCGCCGGCGCCGGTCCTACCTCAACCAGACCACCAGCCAGCCGCCGGCGGCTGGATTGAAACAGGAGTGAACGCATGGCTTTGAATGCCCAGGACATGCTGGAAAAGTACATGCAGGCCGAGGCGGACGTGCTGGCCGGTAAAGACGTTACTTTCAATGGCCGTCGTGTCGTCATGTCGGATCTGCCGGCAATCATCAAGGGTCGGCAGGAATGGGAGCGCCGGTTGGCCCAGGTGCAGCGCGGGGGGCGTCCGGGTTACTCCCTGGCGACGTTCGAATGAACCTGCTGGATAAAGCCCTGGCGCCGCTCTTTCCTGGGATGGTCGCCGAGCGCCTACGGGCTCGAAACGTGATTATGGCCTTTGAGGCCGCAACGGTTACTCGCACGCACAAGGCGAAAAAGCAGACCAAGAGTGCGGATGCCTCGCTAAACCGTACGCTTAAATCATTGCGTGAGCAGTGCCGAAAGCTGGACGAGGATCACGATATTGTCACCGGTCTATTTGACCGGCTGGAAGAACGTGTAGTTGGCGGCCCAGGCATTGCAGTAGAGCCCATTCCGCTCGGTTATGACGGCGCCATTCATGTCGAGTTTGCAGCGGCAGTTAAAGCCATGTGGGGCGAGTGGTCGCTGAAACCTGAAGCGTCTGGCGAGCTGACCCGTCCGCAAATGGAACGTTTGGTTTGCCGTACGTGGCTGCGGGACGGTGAGGCGCTGGCACAGAAAATCATGGGTAAGGTGCCTGGTTACGATCATCTGCATGGCGTGCCGTTCGCCCTGGAGCTGCTGGAGCCGGATTACCTGCCTATCGAATATACCGACCTATCGAGGAACATCGTTCAGGGCGTAGAGCGCAACGCATGGCGTCGTGTGCGTGCGTACCACTTGATGATGGGCCACCCGGGCGACCTGGCCGGCAACTTGGCACAGAAAACCAAGCGCGTGCCAGTCGAGCAGATGATTCACATCGCGCACCGTAAGCGCATTGGCCAGAACCGGGGCCAGCCGCTCTTGCATGCCGTGCTGATTCGTTTGGCAGATATCAAGGACTACGAGGAAAGCGAGCGGGTAGCGGCGCGTATCAGCGCTGCACTGGCGATGTACATCAAGAAGGGGGCGCCGGATGACTTTGTGCCGCCTTCAAGTGGTGAGACTCGCCCTGAGCGAACCTTTCCTATCGCTCCCGGCATTGTGATCGACACGCTATTGCCCGGTGAAGACGTAGGGATGATCGAAAGTAACCGGCCTAACCCGTTTCTTGAGGGGTTCCGCAATGGCCAGCTCAAAGCAGTGGCCGCCGGTTCGCGCAGCACCTATTCCAGCGTGGCGCGTAGCTACGACGGCACCTATTCGGCGCAACGCCAGGAGCTGGTGGAGGGGCAGTTGGGTTACGACCTGCTGCAACACGAATTTATCGACTACTGGTGTCGTCCGGTTTATCGCGAATGGCTGCGCATGGCGATCATGAGCGGTCAATTGGTCGTGCCTGCTGACGTAGATCCTCGGACGATTTACGGGGCGTTCTATCAGGGGCCGGTGATGCCCTGGATTAACCCGGTGCATGAGGCGACGGCCTGGAAACTTCTGGTTGAGGCCGGCTTTTCTGATGAGGCCGAGGTGGCCCGTTCGCGGCAGCGCAACCCTTCAGAACTCAAGGCGTCGCGCCTGGCGGAAGTCGCCGCGAACCGTGAGAACGGGCTGGTATTCAGCTCCGACTACTTCCACCAAATTTACGGAAAAAATCAGCCTAATGATGACGAAAAGCAACGTGCCGCTGATGCGGCCTCAGGGGTCGGCCCCAAAGACGAGTGAGCCCGGCGACGGACAAAGTTGGTACCAGCTGCGCGCGGCCGCTCGTGGCGTCGTCGACCTGATGTTGTACGGCGACATTGGCGCCTGGGGTATCTCGGCTAACCAGTTTGCCCGCGATCTGAAAGCCCTGGGTGACGTGTCACAAATCAATTTGCACGTTCACTCCCCGGGTGGGGACGTGTTCGAAGGCATGGCCATGTACAACCTGCTCAAGAATCACCCGGCGCGGGTTGAGGGTACCGTCGACGGCCTGGCGGCCTCTATGGGCAGTGTGGTGCTGATGGCCTCGGACGTAATCCGCATTCCGGCTAACGCCATGATCATGGTGCATAAGCCGTGGGGTATTCAGGGTGGTGACGCGGAGGAAATGCGCCGTTACGCCGATCTGCTGGATAAGGTCGAGGACTCGCTGGTGGCGGCTTACACCAGCAAGACCGGAAAGTCTGTTGATGAGGTCAAGGCCTTGTTGGCTGCTGAAACATGGATGACCGGCGCGGAGGCGGTCGAGCTGGGCTTTGCTGATGCGCTGGTCGAAGCCCTGGAAACCTTCGCAAAACTCAATTCACAACGCATGCAGGACTTCAATAAAATGCCCGAGACCTTAAAAAACCTGTTTGATCCGCGCGGTTCTGTAGCTGCGCCGGCGGCCACTGCGCCTGCTGTTCCCGCGCCGTCTGCGCTGTCCGCTGAGCAAATTATGGCCCAGGGTGTCGCGGCTGAAGCCTCCCGCCGTACCACGATCAGCGCGGCATTCTCTGCGTTCGCTGGCCACGAAACGTTGCGTGATGCTTGCCTGGCTGACACTGCATGCACCCTGGAGCAGGCCAACGCCAAGCTGCTGGCCGCCATCGGTGAGAAAACCACCGCTACCGCAAGCCCGCGTCACCAAGGACACGTAAGCAACGGCAATCTGGTGGGTGATTCGGTGCGGGCATCGCTGTACGGCCGCCTCGGCATGGAAGAAAATCAAGCGGATAACGCTTACAACCACATGACTTTGCGTGAGCTGGCCCGCGCGTCCTTGTCGGATCGTGGCATTGGCGTGGCGTCCCTTCGCCCTATGGACATGGTTGGATTGGCGTTCACTCACGACACCAGCGACTTCGGCAACATCCTGCTCGATGCCTCGCACCGCTCGTTGCTGGCCGGCTGGGAAGATGCCGAGGAAACCTATCATCTGTGGACCCGCCAAGGCCGCTTGAGCGACTTCAAGGTGGCCAACCGTGTCGGCCTCGGCCAGATGTCGACCCTGCGTGAGGTTCGCCCAGGGGCTGAGTACAAGTACATCACCCTCGGTGATACCGGCGAGACGATCCGCCTGGCCACCTACGGCGAAATCTTCAGCATCAACCGTCAGGCGATCATCAACGATGACCTCGACGCCTTGAGCGCGATCCCGCGCCTGATGGGCGCAGCAGCCCGCGCGACCATCGGTGATCTGGTGTATGACACCCTGATCAATAACGGCAAGATGAAGGACGGCAAGCCACTGTTCGACGCCTCGCGTAAAAACCTGTTCAGCGGCGCTGACTCCAAGCTTTCGATTGCAGCCATGAGCGCGGCAAAAACCGCCATGGCGTTGCAGAAGGGCAAGCCAGCCAAAGAGGGCGAGAAGACCCGCACGTTGAATGTGCGTCCTGCTTACCTTTTGTGCCCGGTGGCCCTGGAAGATCAGGCCAACCAGTTGATCCGCTCCACGTCGGTGCCTACCGCCCAGGTCAACGCCGGCGTGGTCAACCCAATCCAGAACTTCGCCCAAGTAATCGGCGAGCCGCGCCTGGACGACAACTCGTCCTCGGCTTGGTATCTGGCTGCGAAGCAGGGTAGCGACACCATCGAAGTGGCTTATCTGGATGGCGTCGACGTGCCATACATTGACCAGATGGAAGGTTTTACCAGCGACGGTATCGCGACGAAGGTTCGTATTGACGCTGGCGTCTCTGCGCTCGATACGCGAGGCCTGAACAAGTCTGTCGGCGCGTAACTCGCCGTCCACCCCCAAAGCCCCGCCTAGTGCGGGGTTTGTTGTTTCTGGATAGGAGAAAATGGCCATGGCCACGAATCATGTAAGCAGTGGTGAAACCGTTACGCTGCCAGCCCCGACCGGCGGATCTGTCGCCGGAATTCCGCAGGTGATCAACGACCTGGCGGTGATCCCGCTGAGTTCTGGCCCCAAGGGAACGATCATCGTTTACCGCCTCTGCGGCGTCTGGAGCGTCCCGGCGGATGCGGCTCTGAAAGCTGGCATGAAAGCCAGCGTTAAGGCTGGCGGTCTGGTACCGGCCGGCACAGCAGATTCGGCCCCATACGGCAAGATGTTGACCGATTCGGTCGGCGGTTATGCCGAAGTGTTGATCGTTCAATAATGGCTGGCGCCCGTTTCAGGGAAGTGGCTGACCGTGTTGACGCGTTGCTGGTTAGTCGTTTGGGCGATCCGGTTACCCTCGCAGACGGACGCGGCATATCAGGGGCTTTTGCCTCCCCGTTTGTCGGCGCCGAAATCGGCGGTGGGAAAACCGGAGCCGCACGCCTGGGCGGGGCAATCAATGCCGACGAGGTGTTAGAGCCCACCCTGACCGCGCGAGTAGTCGACGTGCAAGGCGTCAAAAAGGGCGACCATTTAACCATTGAGCTACCGCCGTTGTTGGGTGGTGGCCGTTATAAGGTTGTCCGTGTAAAGCCCGATGGTTCCGGCATGGTCGACTTAGTATTGAGTGTGTCCAATGAGCGAACTGACGACATTACATGATGCGATCACTCGCATAATTAGCGAACAGATGCCCCGGGTTGTACATGTTGAACAGTTCCCGGAGCTGGGCGCCGAGGTGATGACGCCGGCGCTGTTGTACGGGATCACTGATATGGCACCGGGCCAGGATCGGGGAGAGGGGAAAACGGCGATCATTGGTCGTTTCCAATCCTGCATTCTAGTTGAGGCAGACCGGCCCAAGGCATCGCTCCAGGCCGCTATCTTGGCCGGCCAAATGATGACGGTGCTAAAGGATCAGTGGTGGGATTTGGATTTTGTCACCGGCCCGCCGGCGCAGGTCCACGCCCAGCCTGAAGCCCCGACGCCTGAACTTGAACAATTCGTCATGTGGTCCGTGCAGTGGGTTCAGCCGTTTGAATTGGGTGAGTTCACGTGGCCATGGCCCGACGAATCCCCAGGCGGCCCTGTGTCGCCTGAAGGGGAGTTCACCAGTGATACCGGCCCCGTTTACCCCGAGGATCCGGTATGAGCTACGCCAGTGCCGAACATGACCGTATGATTGCCGCCATGCTGATGCCCTGCGTGGTGGTCGGTGTGGATCTGGCGGCGCCGGCGGTGCGTGTCAGCAATGGCGAATGGACGAGCGCCTGGGTGCGCTGGCACAGCCTGGCGGCGGGCAAGGCGCGGCACTGGCGAGCGCCCAGCCTGGGCGAGCAGGGGGTTTTGTTTAACCCAAGCGGCCAGGCTGGCATGGGCACGTTTATCCCGGGCCTGTACGGCAATGCCGGCGGCCAGCCGGATAACCGTGATCATGTCGAGGTCTGGCGTTTTGACGATGGCGGTTCCCTAGTTTACGACTGGGAGGCCAAGACCTATACGATCACGCTGCCCACTGGAACAGTCACTATCAAGGTGGGCAGCACGGTTGTAACCGTTACGGATAACGCGGTGAATGCCACGGTTGGCGGTACCGAGTTCGACCTGGCGCCCGGTTTGGCCGCGATCAAATCGCCTCAAATTGCGTTGATAGGAGCGGTAGAAATTGATGGGCCGTTACACGTAACGCAAAGCATCACCGGCGCCGCAGACATCCTGGCGGCCGGTAACAGCGACAACCACCACAAGCATTAACCAAAAAATCACCTACAGCCCGCCGCGTGCGGGTTTTTTCATGCCCGGAGAAATCATGGCCAAGCCCATCGAGAAGCCCGCAACCGAAGAAAAAGCCACGACTGCGCCGGCGTCTTTGACGTTCCGCGATCTGGTCTACACGTCGCGCACGCTGGTTGTGCCTGATACCGATCGTACCTACCCGGTGGCCAAGGGGCTGGTGGTGGTGCCTGAATCCGACAAAGAGGCTGTGGCCTTCCTGAAGGCTCATAGCGAATACGCCGCCCAGGAGGGCTAAGCCAGATGATCGGAATGGATCGCCACACCGGGCAACCCATATCCGGCATCGAGCATTTGCGGCAGTCCATCGCCGACATCCTGAGTACGCCCTTGGGCAGTCGTCGGCAGCGGCCGGAGTACGGCAGCAAGCTACGCGGTTTCGTTGACTTGCCGATCAATGCTGGTTGGAAAAGCGCGGTCCAGGCCGAAGCGGCTCATGCCCTCGGCCGCAGTGAGCCGCGCCTGAAGCTTGAGCGAGTGACGGCGCTTTCGCTGCTGGATGGGAAAATAAACATGCTCGTTGCCGGCGAGTACCTGGGCGACAGTTTTGTCTTGGAGGTAAGCGTATGAGCATCGTGGACTTGTCGGCGTTGCCGGCGCCGGAGGTGCTTGAGCCGCTGGACTTTGAAGAGGTCTACGACGAAGGGTTGTCAACTTTCCGCGCCTATATGGGCGACAACTGGAATGCCGCGCTTGAAAGCGATCCTGTTACCAAGGTGCTGGAGGTGGGGGCGTACAACAAGGTCGGCAACCGCGCCCGAGTTAACGACGCATGCAAGGCGCTGCTGTTGGCTCATGCCATCAAGGGCGACCTAGATCATCTGGGCGCAAACGTCGACCTTCCGCGCCTGGTTGTTCAGCCCGAGGATCTGCTGGCGGTTCCGCCGGTGGCTGAAGTCCTTGAAGGTGATGATTCGTACCGCGAGCGTATCCAGTTGGCCTATGAGGGGCTTACCACTGCGGGCCCGCGTAACAGTTACGTCCTGCATGCGCGTAACGCGTCCGGCCTGGTGCGGGACGCCACGGCGGAAAGCCCGTCGCCGGCACGCGTTACCGTAACGGTGCTGAGTACCGAAGGGGACGGGACGGCCACGCCGGCGCTGTTGGCCACGGTGGCCAAGGCCCTCAATGACGACGACGTGCGACCGCTGGGTGACCGGGTGACCGTCCAGGGCGCCGAAATTCTGAATTACCGCATTGACGCGATCCTGCACATGAATAGCGCGGGGCCAGAAGGTGACGCTGCCTTAGCCGAGGCTTTGAGCCGACTGTCGAAATGGGTAAACCCTCGTAAACGTCTTGGCGTTGAGGTGGCCCGGTCTGCTGTGGATGCCCAGGTGCATGTTGCCGGCGTTTCGCGTGTCGAACTGCCCGGATGGGTCGACCTGTCCCCTACTAAAGCCCAGGCCGCGTATTGCACTGGTTTCGACGTGAGGTTGGCGGATGAAAAGCCTACTCCCCAGCAATAGCACGCTGCTGGAGCGGGCCCTTGAGGCTGCGCTCTACGAAAAAACCATTGTTCCGTTGCGCACGCTCTATAACGCCGATACATGCCCGGCCCATTTGCTGCTGCATTTGGCGTGGGCCTGGTCGGTCGACCGCTGGGATTACCGGTGGAGTGAGGCGACCAAGCGGGCCGCCATCAAGGCCTCGTATTACATCCACAAGCACAAAGGCACGATTGGCGCATTGCGTCGTGTGGTCGAGCCGCTGGGCTACTTGATCGAGGTCATGGAGTGGTGGCAGACGGTGCCCGAGGGGGTGCCGGGTACGTTCGCCCTGAAGGTCGGTGTTCTGGATACCGGCATTACCGAAGAAATGTACGAAGAGCTGACCCGGCTCATTGATGACGCCAAGCCTGTCAGTCGGCACATGACCGGCCTGGCGATCAGCCTGGAGACCACCGGTTACATCGGCATCGGCGCCTGTGTAAGCGAGGGTGAAGTGATCGACGTTTACCCACCAACCCCCCGCGATATCGAGGTGACCGGCACTTATGGCCTGGTCATGTGTATTGATGAAATTGACACCCTGGACGTGTATCCATGATTGATCAGAACAGTCAGTTTTTTGCCATTCTCACAGCTGTGGGGGAGGCGAAACAGGCAAACGCTACCGCCCTGGGCCAGCCCTGGACCTTCTCCCAAATGGGCGTGGGTGATGTCAACGGCGCCGACCCAATCCCCAATCGCGCGCAAACGCGCCTGATCAACGAATGGCGCCGCGCGGCGGTCAATCAGGTGCGAACCGATCCGGCAAACCCGAACATCATCATTACCGAGCAGGTTATCCCGGCCGACGTGGGTGGTAAGTGGATCCGGGAAATCGGCCTGTATGATGCCGATGGCGACCTGGTGGCGGTAGCCAACTGTGCGCCGAGCTTCAAGCCTTTGCTTGTCCAGGGGACCGGTAAAACCCAAATCATTCGGATGAACTTCATCGTCGCGAATACCGCGAGCGTCGTCCTGAAGATTGATCCGTCGATTGTCCTGGCGACCCGCGAATACGTTGACACTCAGATTGTTGAAGCCATGGCAAAAATGGACTTCAAGCATTCGGTGTTGGTGGCCACCACGGCCAACATCGCCTTGAGCGGTGTGCAGACCATCGACGGCGTGCTGTTGCCGGCGGATGCGCGCGTGCTGGTAAAGAATCAGACGGCCGCCAAGGAAAACGGCCTGTACGTGGTTTCTTCGACCGGCGTGTGGAAACGCACCCAGGACGCAGACAGTAGCGTCGAGGTGACGCCGGGGCTGTTTGTCAGTGTCGAAACCGGCACCGCCAACGGTGACAGCGTTTGGCAGCTGGTGACGGATGCGCCGATTGTCCTGGGCACTACCGCTCTGGCCTTTGAAATGGCCGTGGGCCGCACCGGCGTCAGTGCTGGCTCTTATGCCAATGTCACCGTCGACAAGTACGGCCGGGTGATCGCCGGTACCAACCCGACCACCTTGGCGGGCCACGGCATTACCGACACTTACACCAAAGACCAAATCGCGGCGATGATCGCCCAGGCCTCGGCGTTGCCGGTGGGCGCGATGATCGGTTTCCCCGTGGACAAGGTAGCCCCGGGCTTTCTGGAGATTGACGGCAGCGTCAAGAGCGCGGCGGCTTATCCAGACCTGGCGACGTTCCTGGGTGGCGCGTTTAACAAGGGCGACGAGGGCGCCGGTAACTTTCGCCTGCCCGAGTCGCGTGCTGAGTTCCTGCGGGGCTGGGATCACGGTCGTGGCGTTGATGCGGGGCGATCGATTGGCACTTATCAACTCGACCAGTTCCAGGGGCACACATTCAGCGGCGCGGGCAGTGGGGGCGGCACTACGCCTGCGTTTGATACTTGGGGCAGCGTCGGCAATCCAACCACACAGAAATATCCGCCGGTAACTGACGGCGTTAACGGCGCGCCACGGGTGGGTAACGAGACGCGCGCGCGAAACTTGTCGGTGATGTGGTGCATCAAGGCTTGGAACGCGCCGATCAATCAGGGAAACATTGATATTGCGGCGTTGGTACCTTTGGCAGCTCAGGCAACTGAGGCCAATCAAGGCACCGCAAAAATCGCGACGCAGGGCCAGACGGATTTGGGTCTTGACGATGCCACGATTGTTACGCCAAAGAAAATGCGCTTTGGGTTTCAGTTCATTAAGGGCGTCAACGGGGCGATTGTTTTTCCAACTTGGCTGGGTGGTTGGATCATCCAGTGGGGACTGACCCCAAACATCGCAAATGCATCGGCGGCTTCGTTTAACTACACGATACCTTTTCCTACGGCAGCGATTTGTCCTGGAGCATTTCGTGCCTCATCGGGAAATAACTCTGCAACTGTATCTACAACGCTAAGCCAGATCACGATCGGTAACCGCCCGCACTACACGCCTGATACCTCGGGCACTGCAAACCCTTATTTCTTCTTCTGTTTCGGTTACTGAGGGCTGGGCTATGCGTAAGTATTTGGTTTTAAATAGTGATCGCGAAATTGTCGCGCAATTGATTGAAGGGGTTCACGACATCCCCGCAGGGGCTGTGCTGATTGATCCGGCGCGCTGGTACGAGGTGACGCAGGACATTGGGTGCGTTTGGCATTTGAGCGATGACGAGGAGCTTACCAAGCGCCCCAAGTTAAACGTTAACGATGACCCTGCCGGGTTTGAGCGGGAGTGGCGCAATCAGGTGGTCGCGTCTACTGAGTGGCTGGTTACGCGTCACCGTGACGAGCAAGACATTGGCCGGGACGCGACCCTCACTGCGGAGCAGTTCGCGGAGTTGCTGCTATATCGGCAGGCTCTGCGCGACTGGCCGCAATCGCCGGACTTCCCGGATAGCGAGCATCGCCCCGTAGCGCCGGCTTGGATCGCCGACCAATCCCAATAACGCCCCGCACTGACGGGGCGTTTTCTTTTCCGTTACGCGTAACACGAACAACCCACGGCCTCGCTTATGCGGGGCTTTTTCGTTTCTGGAGATTGAGCCCTATGAGTTTCTTTCACGGCGTCACTACTTCGCTGATCGACACCGGCGCGCGCACTATTTCGCTCCCGTCGTCCTCGATCATCGGTCTGTGCGACACCTTCACGCCAGGCGTACTCGGTGGCGGTAACGCCAAGGCGGGCGAGCTGAAGCTGATCACGTCCGAGCGCGAAGCCATTGCCGCGTTTGGCACCGATTCGGCGATCACCCGGGCTTGCCAGGCAATCTATGTGCGGGCTAAGGCTGTAATCGTCGCCATTGGCGTGCCTAAGCTCGCTGACGCCGCGTTGCAAACGTCCGCCATCATCGGTGGCGTTCTGGCGGATGGGCAGCGCACGGGCCTTCAGGCGCTGCTGGACGGCAAGAGCCGACACAACGCCCAGCCTAAGTTGCTGATTGCCCCGGGGCACTCGGCCACCCAGGCGGTGGCCACCGCCATGGATGCCCTGGCCGGAAAGCTGCGCGCGATTGCCATCATTGATGGCCCGAACACCACTGATGAGGCCGCCATGGCCTACGCGCTGAACTTCGGCAGTAAGCGCATTTACCTGGTGGATCCGGGTGTACAGTTCTGGAGCACCGTCGAAAGCGCGACCGTGGATGCCCCGGCCTCGGCTTGGGTGGCGGGCCTGTTTGCCTGGACCGATTCCGAGTACGGCTACTGGGCGTCGCCGTCGAACAAAGAGTTTGTTGGCATCACCGGTACCACTCGGCCGGTGGAGTACTTGGACGGCGACGAGACGTGCCGGGCCAACCTGCTCAACAACGCGAACATCACCACGATCATTCGCGATGGCGGTTACCGCCTGTGGGGCAACCGCACCTGCTCGGCCGATGCCAAGTGGTCGTTTGTAACCCGCGTGCGTACCTGCGACATCCTCATGGACGCGATCCAGGCGGGCCACAAGTGGGCGGTAGACCGCTCGATTACGAAAACCTATGTGTCGGACGTGACCGCAGGGCTCCAGGCCTTTATGCGCGACCAGAAGAACGCCGGCGCCGTGATCAATTTCGAGGTTTACGCGGACACCGAGCGCAACACGCTAAGCCAAATCGAGCAGGGCAAAATCTTCTGGCGCATTCGCTTTACCGACGTGCCGCCGGCAGAAAACCCGAATTTCCTGATCGAGGTCACCAACGAGTGGCTGGCCGAAGTACTTGAAGCAGCCTAAGGGGGCCGAGCAATGATTCCTGAAATGTTGACCAACTGCGTCATGTTTGCTGATGGCGTGAGCTTTTCCGGTGACGTGCCGTCCATGACGCTGCCCAAACTCTCGGTCAAAACCGAGGAATACCGGGGCGGCGGCATGAGCGGCCCGGTCGACCTGCCCACCGGTTTGGAAAAGCTGGAAGCGGCATTCACCACCAACGGCGTGCGTAAAGAGGCGCTGAAGTTCTTCGGCCTGGCGGATCAGACCGCGTGCAACCTCGTTTTCCGTGGATCGTTCAAGGGCCAAAAAGGCACCGTCAAGTCTGTCACTGTGACCCTGCGCGGCTCGCTCAAAGAAGTCGATATGGGCGATTGGAAGCCGGGCGACAAGGCCGAAATCAAGCACGCCGTAGCCGTCACCTACTACAAGCTCGAAATCGACGGGCGTGTGATGTTCGAAATCGACTTTGCCAACATGGTGCAGGTGATCAACGGTGTTGATCAGCTGGCCGCTGAGCGTACGGCCCTGGGCCTCTAAGGATTGATGACATGACCAACGTATCTCTCGCTGCACCGCTCCCGGCCTGGATGGTCCTGAGCGACGACGGCGTTACTGTAACGCTCAAGCACAAGGCCAATCTCAATGGGGTTGTGACCGACAAGCTCATGATGCGCGCGCCCAGCGTAAAGGATGTTATGGCCGCCAAGATCGCTGGCAATGGTGACCATGAAAAGGTGGAGCTGAATTTGTTTTGCAGCCTGCTCACGGCTACTGAGGCCGAACTCACGGCCCTCAAATACAAGGACTACATGCGCCTCCAGGCGGGCTATTTTCGCCTGGTTGAGGAAGACGACGTGTAACGAGGGCACGCTTAAGGTGCTGGCCAAGCGCTTGGCAAAAGAGACGGGTTTTTCGTCTGCCGAGATCCTGGCCATGCCCTTTAACGTGATGGTGTGGTGGCTCACGGATTGAGCCGCTGTTGATCTACCCGACGTATAGGGCGCGCACATGGCGAACAAACTTGCTCTCGGCCTGGTGATTGGCGGGGCCGTCAGCTCGACGGTAGGGGCGGCGTTCAAGGACGTCAGCAACAAAATCAAAAAGCTGGAGGAACAAGGTTCCCGGGCGCGGGTGCTGGAAAAGACCATCGGCGAAACCATGCGCCTGCGCGATGAATGGCGCAAAGCGCACATGGCGGGTGACAAAGGCGCGGATGCGCTACGGCGAAAGCTGGAGAACAATCTGGACGGCCTGCGTAAGCAGGGCGTTGAGGTGCGCAACCTGACCAAGGCCTACGCGGCAATGGGGCAAGCGGCGACCAAAGCTGAGCTTAAAGCCAAGGGCCATATGCAGCTCGATGCTGGTAAGCAGCAGTTGAAAAGCAGCATAGGCCAGGCGGCGGCCGCCACGGCAGCGATGGCCGTTCCTACGAAGGTCAGCGCTGACTTTGGCGCGATCATTCGTGACATTGCGATCAAGGCGAACATTGCCAACACGCCCGAAGAAGCGCAGATGTCCAAGACGATTATTGGCACGTCGCGCGATACCGGCATGGCTCGTAATCAAGTGGCCGAGGTAGTGAACGCCCTGGTGGGTGCCGGCATGGAGCTTGATAAGGCCATGTCATACGCACCGGTAGCGGCCAAGTTTGCGATTGGCCAGGGTTCGGACGGCGGCGAAACTGCCCGCATGATCAACGCCCTGGGGCAGAACGCCAAAATTTCCGACCCGGCCGTGATGCAGAAAGCGCTGGAGGCGATCGCCTATCAGGGCCAGGCGGGTAGTTTTGAAGCGGCCGACATGGCCCGATGGTTCCCCGAGTTGCTGGCAGGGATGGGCAAGATCGGCATTACTGGCATGGATGCGGTCACGCAGTTGGGCTCAATGCTTCAGGTGCAAATGAAGACCGCCGGCGGCGCTGATGAGGCGGCCAACAACCTCAAAAACTGGATGGAGAAAATCGGTTCTGGCGATACGGTCAAGGCCTACAAGGATGCCGGGATTGACTACCAAGGGTCGATGAATACCGGCCTGCAGAACGGTAAATCTACCCTAGAGTCCAGCTTTGAGCTGGCACAGAAGTACATTGCGGCAACCGATCCGAAGAAGGCCGCCGCGATGGCCGCCGCTACGGCGAAGATCAGCAAGGAGACTGATCCCGAGAAAGCCAAGGCCATGATTGCATCCCTGGAGCAAGCTTTGCGTACCGGGGATCTGTTCGCGGACATGCAGGTTAAGGGCGCTTTGACGGCCTTCATGCAGAACAAAGAGCTGTACGCGCAGCTCAAGAAAGACTCGGCCAGTGCCACCGGAATCCTTGATAAGAACCTTGAGGAGCGCCGGCAAGCGTCGGCGCAGAAATGGGCGGAAATGGCCCAGAGTATGGATGACGCCATGCGCGCCATTGGTGACGCCTTCCGACCGGTCACTGACAAGGTGGCGGATGGGTTGGCCTACGTCACCCAGGGCCTCGCCAAGCTGTCGGACGAGTCGCCCAGGGTTGTGACTGGGATCGGCGCCGCCGTGGCGGCCGTGATCGCGTTTCAGACTGCTATGAGCGGATTCAAGATCGCCAAGGGCCTGCTCAACCTTGGGCGCGGCTCGTTGATGGGTAATCCCAATATTCCGCAAAAAGTCATTGTTACCAACATGCCGATGGGTGGGCCTGGTGGCATGGATTTGGGCGGCGTCGATGACGCGGGCGGTAAGGATGGGAAGGGCAAGGGCAGGGGCGGCGGCCGTGGCAGAAGTCCGGGCCGTGGCGTTGGCGCAGGCCTGAAGGGGCCGGCAGTGTTGGCCGTAATTGAGGCCGGCTTTAAGGTCAAAGACACTTACGACAACGCTGAAACCCAGGACGAAAAAGCCGAAGGCTATGGCGCTGCGGCCGGCGGGCTTGCTGGCACTCTTGCCGGCGCGGCGGCCGGTGCGGCCATCGGGTCGGCGGTACCGGTAATCGGAACCATCTTGGGCGGTTTGATTGGTGGGTATCTAGGGAGCTTGGGCGGTGACGCCCTGGGCGGAGCCATCGGCAAGTCGATGTTTGGCGCTGACGAAAGCAAGAAGGCCATGCCCGTGGCCGGGCCATTGATGATGAAGGATGCCGGCAAGGACATCCCACCGGTATTGGGGGATATCGCCAAGTCGTTTACGCCTTCGCGCACAGGGCCTCTCATGTTGACCAATCCAGGCCAGGGCGCGTTACCGGCAACACCTGGCACGGTTAATCCGGGTGATGCCGCGCGTTCCATGATGTTGCCGCAGGCTAGTGCCGAAGCGGTTGCAGCGCCACTTGCTGCGGCTGTGGTGGCGAAGGTGCAGCCGGCGAAGATCGAGCCCAAGGTAGATATTCACGCTCCTATCACGCTCACGGTGCAAGGCGATGTGAAAGACCCGAACGAGATCCTGGCCCAGCTGCGGCCGCTGATGGAACAGCAGCAACGGGAGATCGCCCAGCAATTGGAAAGCCGCAAGCTCTACGACGCGCCCAATATCTAACGGGGGGAATATGGAATCACTGGCACAGCTACAGTCAGGCCTGAAATACCTGGCCTCTGCCGGCGAAGCGGGCCGGCGCAGTATTGACGGGGTGATTGGGCCGGTAAACGGTGCGATCAGCGAAATCACCGGCGCGGCCAACGAGCTGGAGGACCTGCCGTTTATTGGTCCTGCCGTGGGGGAAAAGCTTCAGCGTGTCATGCGCGGAATTGCCACTGCCCAGGCCAAGGTTGGCCAGGTGGTTGCTACCTATAACCGGGCTACGCGCGCCCTGTCGCAAATTGATGAGCGTCTGGATACCTTGAAGGAACAGGCCGGTCGGGCAGCTACGGCGATCAACAAGATCGCCGGCAAGATTGACCCGTCGTTGGCCAATATCCTGCCGACCGGTGCGTTTGCCACGGACGGCACGCCGGCGAAAGAGGCGGTGAAGCCTTTCCCCCATCTGCTGATCATTCAGCCGCTGGACCCGAAGGCGCAGCCGTATTACTTCAACCTTGATACGGCGGCCTTTGATTCGCTGCGCCGCTCGACAGAGTACCGCTGGGCCTCCCAGGAGCGCCTGACGCGCCGTGCGGCCCAGCAGGCGGTGGGTATGGGGGACGAGAAAATCACGCTCAAGGGCGATATTTTCCCGGGTTACCGTGGTGGGCTTGAACAGCTCAATACATTGCGCTCGATAGGCTCCCAGCTCAAGCCGGTGACCCTGACCACAGGTTATGGCTTTGTGCTGGGCACGTGGTGCCTCAAGACGATTGACGAAGATCAAAGCGCGCTGATGCAGGGCGGCATACCCCGCAAACAGTCGTTCACCTTGGAGTTTGTGCGCTATGGCGACGATATGCAGAACATCTGACGGGGATCTGCTGGATACCATTTGCCATAACTTCTATGGCCATCTGGTGGGCAGTGTCGAGGCAGTGTTGGCGGCTAATCAGGGCCTGGCGGATGAGGATCAGCCTTACCGTGCCGGCGTGCTGATTGTCTTGCCGGATTTGCCAGGCCCTGTAGATGAGCAAGTGGCCCTTTGGGACTGATTCAGTCCAGAGCTTCCAGGCAGGCCTGGCGCTCTTTGTCGTAGCTCTCTATGCCGTTGTCGAACTGCTGCTTGTTGTTGCCAAGTAGGCCTTGCCATGACGACGACGCGCTGATTGAAGCCTCGTTGCACTTGTGGAATGGGGTAAAGAGAACCCCGAATTTTTCACCTTCATTCTGGAGTGCGGTCAAGTCCTGGGCCTGCTTACGGCGGGCAACAGGATCAATCTTGCCGCTGAGGATCTGCGCGTTACCGCGCTCTACCGCTGCATCCAGGCGGGTAATGAAGTCTTTCGCTTCGCGTTTCGTTGGTTCGGCGGCCTGGCTAGAAAGTGCGACGCCGGCGAGCAGTGCGGCAAATAAAGTCCGTTTCATGGGGTTCCTTACTGGCTGAGTTGAAGGCCGGGATTCTATGGGCGGCCGTGGGCTGAGTTCAATCAGCGTTACGCGTAACGCCCCCCTTAATTCCGCCCAGTGCGCTCTATTGGCCAATGCTCTATGACCCCGCAATTTAGAATCGTCGCGAACGGTTCCGACATCACGTCGTTGATTAACGATCGGCTTTTACTGTTACGCACCACGGACAAGCCCGGCATGGAGTCGGACGAGTTTGAGTTGCGCATTGATGACCGTGACAGCCTGGTGACGCTGCCTAAGCGCGGCGCGGGGATCGAGGTCTACCTTGGCTATGTCGAAACGTCCCTGGTGCGCCTGGGGCGGTATGTGGTCGATGAAATCGAAGTTTCAGGACCGCCGGATACCATCGTTATACGAGGCAAGGCCAGCGACATGCGCGGGACCGGTAAGTCCATCCGAAGCGGTAGCTGGGAAGACGTGCCATTGTCGAAGATCGTTTCTGATATTGCGGCGCGCAATGGTTGGAAACCGGCCTGCACCATCGCCACGAAGGTCGCGCGCGCTGACCAGCTCCACGAATCGGACTTTAGCTTTGTCACGCGGCTGGCCAAGCAGTACGACTGCACCGCCAAGGTGGGCGACGGCAAACTGATGGTGATGCAGCGCCAGGCGGGCCTGAGTGCCAGCGGCAAGGTCATTGCCGCGATCACCATCACGCGCAGCGACGTAAGCCGCTGGCAATTCCGCCTTGGTGACCGTAACGCGCACAAAACCGTGGCGGCCAAGCATCAAGATAAGAAGACGGGCAAGTTGTCTGTGGTCTCCCTGGAGAATGACGACGTGCCGGACGGTCTGCCGGCAGTACACACCGACCGCCATATTCACCCTAACAAGTCCGCTGCCGAATCCGCGGCCAAGGCGCGCCTGGCTGCGTTCAACCGGTCGACGGCCGGCGTACGCCTGGAAATGCCTGGGCGCACTGACCTATTCGCGGAACGCTCAATCAATGCCCAGGGATTCAAGGTGGGGCTCGATGGCGAGTACCTGGTGGACTCTGTGGAGCAGACATTCACGCAGGCTGGCTGGTCTACCACCGTCGAGTGCAACGGCGGCAAAAAGGGCAAAGCCAAAGCCAAAGGCAAGAAAGCTAAGAAGGCCGAGAAACCCGTAAAAGTTGTCAGTTTGGCGTAGCGGCGCTGCGCACTATCCGTGTCCGCCGCGCGCGGGTTATTCATATTAGGAGCTTGTATGCCGATCACACAGCAGCAGTTGCTGCAAATCCTCCCGAACGCCCGCCCAGTTGCGGGCGTTTTTGTGTCCGCTCTCAATCAAGCCATGGCGCGGTTCGACATTACGTCTCCGGTCCGCCAGGCGGCATTCCTGGCCCAGGTCGGCCACGAATCCGGCCACCTCACCAAGTTGTCGGAAAGCCTCTATTACAAGGACGCCGAGCGAGTTGCCGGGCTGTTCAAGTACGGCTTTGATCTGAACCGCAACGGCCGGGTAGATCCTGCCGAAGTCGAGGACGCCAAGGCTTATTTGCGTAATTCCGAAAAGATGGCCAACCGCGTCTATGCAAACCGCATGGGTAACGGCTCTGAGGCGTCTGGTGATGGCTACCGCTATCGCGCCCGGGGCTGTATTGGCATCACCGGTGCTGACATGTACCGCCGCTGTGGCCAGGCCCTCGGATTGGCCTTGTTGGTGCGTCCCGAGCTGCTGGAGCAGCCCGAGTATGCCGCGCTGTCGGCGGCTTGGTTCTGGTGGGATCGAGGCTTGAACGAGTTGGCCGACGCGGGGCTGTTCGACCGCATAACCCGCGTGATCAATGGCGGCGACACCGGCCGCGAGGATCGTTTGCAGTTGTGGGCTAAGGCCAAGGTGGTGCTATGTCTCCCCTCGGCCTGATCCCCGCAGCTCTCCGCCCCTGGGCGATTGCGTTGGTCGTAGCGTTTATCGCCGCCGCCGGCGCAGCGGCCGCGTGGACGGCCCAGGACTGGCGTTACGGTAACGCGATGGCCAAGCAAGAATCCGCCGCCTCAAAAAAGGCCCTGAGCCAGGCAAAAGCAACTGCCAGCCAGCTCAAGCAGGAAAGTGACCAGCGCCTGGCCCTTGAGGCCCGGCTGGCCGCAACTGAACAAGCTCACCACAAGGAATTAACCGATGGAAAAAAAGATCGCCAACTCTTGCTTGATCGTCTTGCTACTGCTGATCTGCGGCTGTCAGTCATCCTTGCCAATGGATCCGGCCGCCCAGGTGATGCCGGAGTGTCGACCGCCACCAGCGCCGGCGGCGTGGATCATGGAGGCGCGCGAGCCGAACTTGACCCGGCGCATGCTCAAAGAATTGTCGGCATCACCGGTGACGGTGACGACGGACTGACCGCGCTTGCCGCGTGTCAGGGTTGGGTGCGTGAAGTCTTGACGCCGGGCAAGACGCCTCCGGCGCCGTAGATGCGCTTTATCCGACGGAGGGTTGGCGGTGCGCTGGCCAGCCTCGGGTAAAGTGCGCCGGCCACGCAATATCGTCAGGCCACCACTGTTTATCTATCCAGTATTGGGCGATTCTAGATAGAATCGTCGCACTTGAATGACTGCTGTAGGAAGGAGCCCCTATGTCTGATACACCCTCTGCAAACCCTTTGATCAAAAGTGACCAAGCGTCTACTATCGACGCGATTAATCAGTACGTTGCGTGGTTGTGTATTCAGAAAGGCAACGACGACACGGCGCACCCAGGCGAGACGCTGCAACTAGAGACGTTGCGGCAGGCGCTTGTTTCGCTTAAGAAAGTGTAAATTTACACTAATTGTGGACGACCAAAGATAGGCGCGTTATTCTGAGCGCCGTCAGCCCCTTGGGCACAGCAGTTACGAAGAATTAGAAATTTTTAGGCAGGCTTAAAAAAGAAAACCCCCGACCTTGGCGGGACGGGGGCTTCTGGTAATCAGCACAAAATATGGCTTCAAACCGGGCAGGTAGAAGTCTATTAGCTGATCACCGCATAAGCAAGCCCTAGCATCTAGGGAAGTTTGGATGATTGGCGAAGCCTCAGTAGAAGGCCGCCCCGGCATTATGCGGGGGCGCATAGATTTTCAGCCCCTGGCCCGCGCCCTGCGCCGGGTTCTGGCTGTCGGTGGCTCCCTGTGAGGTCCGTTAGCCAGCTGCTGCCAGGCTCCATCGAGGCCGCCGCATATGCCGGCCTGTCAGACATTCCCGACCTACTGCCCAAGCGTAAGAAGCTGCCACTGCGCGACCGTACAGGGCAGCAGCGCCGCCTTACCGGTGTAACCGAAGATCAAGGCCGCATGTTTGGCGGCCTGTTCAATAAGGCCATTGCCCGCGTTCACGAAGAAGCCGACAAGCGCGAGGGCAAATTCCTGCGCCGCTTTGACGACATCAACGATTCCCGCACCTATCAGCAAAGATGGGACGCCCTGGCCGAGCTGATAGGCCCGCTGTGCGCGCGCCTCGACCTGGCGCAGCTGGTGGTGGGTTGGCTGGACAAGAATGGCAAGATGCACGTTAACCGTCAGCGGAAGCTGTGCGAGGATTCAGGGGTTCGTGAGTGGACCCTATCGCGCCTGCTGACTGATCTGGAGCGCGCCGGCTACGTGCGACGCAAGTTTCGCCGGATCTTCCACAAGGGTACTAAGTGGATCACCCGCGTAACGTTGCACGTGCGCCGTCGCTTCTTTATCGATCTAGGCCTGGGCCATGAGCTTGCCGAAGCGCAGACCCGTAAGCGCGTCGAACGTCGCACGGTGCTGGGCGTGGCTCAGAACAATCGCAAAGCCGCTTTTACCAAAGAGCAAGCCGCCGCCAAGGTCCGCAAGGACTCCCACGAAGGCGCCCAGCGCGCCGCCAGGCGTAAGCAGCAGCAACAGCAGGGCGTCGACAAGGTGGAATATAAGCGCGCCTGGACCGCCGCCTGGGTGGAGTTCGCGCAGGCTCGACCAGACCTCACCGGCAGACAGCGTTCCGAAGCGTTCGCCCGAGAACACCCGCACTTCGCCATTCATCCCGACAGCCTCCCGTAGCCTCTCTCAGACTGCACCGCCACCCGGCGGTGCCTTCGCACGTCTGCACCCCGCCAAAGCCCTCACAGGCGCACGCAACGCCCTATTTCCCCCTGCTAACCCGCCAAGCCAACCCCTAATCAGCCTCGGAAACTGACCAAAACCGGGGCGCGCTCCCATGCCACCTGTTTGGCTTTTAAATATCTGCAAGATTAGGTGCCTACTGGTACCGAAGGGCTTTTAAAGATCCGCTTTAAAGCTCATAAACCGTGCCATGTGTGCATGACTGACTGACGAAATAAGAATGCCTGCCCACTTCGCGCCTGGAGGCGCGGGGCAAGTACACAGCTCTTCGCCGGCAAGGCCGCCGTTCCGTCAGCAAGGCGCCTTCCAGTCGCTGTGGGACGTTTAACGACCGCGCACGACTCACTGTCAGCGATACGTCCCTTCGCTCCTTCACGCGCCGGCTACGCTCAAGCAGTCGCGCAAGCGCTCCAGTGAACAGTGAAGGGGGTTCCCTTGCTTCATTTGCCATGCTCCAAGCGCCGCAGCGCCTGTTTGGGAGGGTTTTAGAGGATCAACAGGACGTTGCCGCCCAAGAGCAGTCGCGGCGTATATGTGGCTTCTGGCTGTCTCTTTGCAGGTCGACCGCATGCCATTGGCTTTCGCGAGAAGAATTCTTAAAATAACGAAATAACGAATTGACGAAATAACGAAACAAAAATAAGGTTCATCCCAAGGCCGGGCATTACGCCAAGGCCGCTATCCGGGGTATGAACCGATGACTAGGCAAGATCCGCATGTGGTCGCTTTGAAAGCGGCATTTTTTGACCGTTACGCAATCCAACTCAATGCACGCATTGCTGGGGGGTCGCAGCGCGACTGCCTGGTGTTGGCCGTGCCTGAGTTCCGCAAGAGCACCGAAATAGACCGCTCGCAGTTGGTGAACATCGGTATTTGGCTTGAGTCCCAAGGGTACTATTTGTGCGAGGATTACGGACGCGTCGGCTTGCTGGCTTCGCCTTCTGGCTGGACCTGCTGGAACGCCGGCGTGTCGGTCAAGGTGCGTTATTGTCCTGGCTTGCTGACGAAATAACGAAATAACGATTTAACGAATGACCGCCGGCACTGCCGGCGGTTTAGCATTGGAGGCTGAAGGATGTTTGTGTTGCTACTGCGTGACGGGTCACGCACTGAGATAGAGGCGCCAGATTTTTGGGAGGCTATGCGCGTAGCGCTCCGCCTCGATGCGGCGCAGCTGCAAGTGCCAGGCGATCCGCCCCGCTCGATGACGGCGGATCAAGTGCGGCATGAGCTGGCCCTTGATCGTCCGGGCCTGTTCGACCCGTACGCGCCTGACTGGTCTCCACCCACGGCGGCCGAGTTTCGCGAGTTATTGCGGGTAGCTGATCTTTCCGCGAGCAAGGCCGGCATGCTGGTGGGGGTCGATTCTCGCAAGATCCGCAAGTGGGCGGGTGACGAAAAAGCAGACATGCCTTATGCCGTGTGGCGCCTGCTGAGTATCTACGCCGGGCTTGCCGAAGCTCCAAGTTATTCAGTTAACGAAATAACGAAATAACGAATTGACGAAATAACGAATTGGTTTTAAAGTCTGCTCCAAGGCCGGGGATTCACCCAAGGCCGCACCCCGGAGCAGACCCGATGACCACTACGCAACTGGCGGCCCGCATGCAAAAAGCGGCCGATCAACTCCCCACCTCCCGCCTTATTGAAGCTGTCCAGCACCTGGGCGGTGCCATCTTGCCGCCTGTTGAAAATATGGTTCGGGTAGCGCTTTTGACTGCCTATGAGGCGCGCGCCGGCGGCAAGGCCATGGATGCATTGATGGATGAAATTGGACTTTAAGCCTTGTTGCCCCGGCCAGTCCGGGGCTGTTGACGGAGCCGCCAAAATGGCAAAGAAGAAAACCACCGCCCAGGAACTGCCGCTGGAGCAGCAGCCGCTGTTCCTCAAGACTCTTGAGTTTCTGCCGGCTGATCGCGGCGAGCTGGAGCAGCTGGCCGCTTACATGCTGCAGCTGTTCAACGACGCGATGATCGCCGGCAGTGCGCGCGATATAGAAACGTCAGCGCTTCGGTATAACGCGGTGGTCTACCGGCTCCACGGTGATACGTTCATGGGTAGTGGCACTGAGGATGGCGCTGGGGGCCAGTTGCTCAAGAAACTGGCTGCGCCTGCAGGCGTGGTGCCCGGCTGGGGCCAGGCCGGCGAGTACTTGCTAGAGGTCGACGGCATGCGCCTGCGGGTGGTGGTTGATCCTTGGGGCATGCGCGGCACGTACAGCCTGAGCTTTTACGCCGTGGATGCTTCGGCCAAATTCATCAGCGATACCGGCTACCTGAGCCAGTTCCTGCACCCTGATAAGCATGTGGGGCACACCTTCGGCCAGGCGGTGCGCGGCCTTGTGGAGCAGCTGCTGCAGGGCGAGTTCAAACCGAAGGCCATCCGCGAGGATGAGCGCGCTAAGGTTTCGGTACCGGCGTGGCTTGTGCCGGCGCTGCAAGGCGTTACGCGTAACGGTCAGTTGAATATGCCGCTGTCGGGTGAGCCGCAATTGCCTGAGCCGGCCGCGAAGGTGCCGATGAGCAACGCCAAGCGGCAGCAACTGCACCGGCAGCGCCTCAAGGAACGCGCGCAGACCGAAGGCCTTAAGCTTATCCCGCTGACGCAAGAAGACCGCATGATATTGAGCCAGGGCGTGCTGGCTCATGAGGATCTGTTTCACCGGCCGAAGGACTGGGCGACCAGCAAAAAGCCCGGGTTTGATTCGTTGCTGATTAAGCTGTGGCCCGAAGGGGATGGCGGCCGCTATCTGGCGGAACCTGAGCGCAGCACGCGCCGGCCTGCAGGGTTCTTGCACGATGAGTTGAAGCATCAGCGCGAGAGAGTCACCCGCCTGGAGATTGACAACCGTGCGCTGCGCGCAGGTGAGTCGGTTGCCGGCCAAGTGATCGTTTCCGCCGATGATCCGCACAACTGGACGCGCACAGTGCAGCTGACGCGC